GAAAGAATGTTCTTGCTTTGCCGCTTGTTCTCAGGATACAGTTGTCGAAGATATGTAGGTGTTACCTCATATCCGGCAAATGCATCAACTCCACATGACTCTCGGAAGCTTCCGCTCACGAAAGTCTTATTGAAGTTTACCTTACAATTGTACTTTTGTAGGTAATCGAGAACAATACTCGCATACGTCGTGGGTACGATAATATCGTCCCCATAAACGTAACAATCGCGACTAACATTGAAAACGTTAGAAGCGATAGATGGAAGGTCGTGTGCCCTAAGTAAGTCTACTATACAAATAGTATAGAAGTACATAGCCTCAATAGGGAAACACAGAGCACTACCCATGGACGCAAACTTATAGAGGGGAGATAATATCTCCCCGCTAGGAAGTTTAGCGCTAGTCGAACGACATGCGTCGATCGCATCCCTTAAATCGGGATTTGAACGAAACATCTCAAGAGCCAAAGATCGTGGAACACGATCAGAGGCATCCGAGAGATCAATCGTTGCGAATTGACCCGTTTTCGAACCTACAATAGCCAGCTTCTGGTTGATCGTCTGATCACTGAAATTTATGTGACCACGTGTCAAGTAGTAAGTTTCGATGTCTTTATACAAGACATCACGAATCCCTTGCTGCACAAACTGCATGCAAGAGGGTTCGATAGCTATTGTCCTTGGACTCTTTAGCGTTTTCGGAACTTGAATGACCCTAACGGGTCTTTCCTGCTCCACGGACAGGATCGACAATGATTCGAGCTCCTGCGAGTCGTACGGAATCCCAAGAGGGAAACCGTTATCGACCACAGGGAAATAAGGCTCGAGGCGATCCGCCCATTCACTCCAGGAGTATTTCTGATTTCCAGAAACCCTTTCTGCAGTGGCTCCAGGACCGTGCCTCGGAGTACATCTGGTAAGTTCAATAGAACTAACCAAACTATCCCAAAGCACAGAAGACACAAGCTTAAAAGCATTGTAATCTTCTTCTTGAAGCGAAAACGTCTGAAGAGACTGCTCAATTGTGACGAAGCTGCGGATAGCCTCGTGCGCCCTTTCGGGAGTACAAGGAATTTCGATTTTCTTGAACGCCAGGCAAATCTGCCTGACAGCTTCAACAAAAACCGATTTATCAGCAGCAGAAACGATTTTATCGTCATAAATCCTTCCATTCTCCTTATCGAACACATGACTGACAATACCTTGCAAAAATGCAGGGATTTGTCCAGATTTTCCAAAACCAAGAAAATCTGTTGAGTCAATATACCCAAACTGTAAGCTTCTTTCGAATGCTTTACAGAATTCGGGTAGGGTTATCGTCAAAAACGAGATACCCTCGTGTTCGAGTCTATGACCAATTGTTATAAGGTCACGGACATCGGAGACATCAGCGAGACACTTGATACAAGCATCTTTATAGATACATTGTATCAACTCCAGATAGTCACTTACGTTGCTTTTCAAGCTGCCTCCAAATCTGGGGGTCGGCTTCAAGCCGCGTACGTCTGCCTTACCCAGTATCCATAAGGATACCGGAACATCCAGTAACCTATGGAAATACTAAGAAAGCACAAATCGGAGTTGAGTCTATGACTCGGTCCCGAGGAGCTTATCTACGTTTCCACTTGTCAACCAGGCTTGAAGCCCGGCGACGAGCTGTTCGGTCTGTGCGGTCGTAAACCCATAACTGGGTCTATCGATAACGCAATAGAACGAGAGCGTGTCATAATCGTTAGAAGAATCCAAAGGATTCGTAACGATGGCACGCTGATCGATGCGGACCATAGATCTAATTCTATCGTCCTTAGTCGGAGTATGACTGATGGTCAGTTTAAAACTGAGATCAGACTTCTGGTAGACGGCCGAAAGGCCGGTACTAGTAATCCGTGGCATCGATTGTGCAACAGAATTCACGGTTACTGATTGTGGATCGGCAAACATATGTGGTTGACCTCCAAAGTTATAGGAACGTTAACCGCATACCGATCTGCAGTTGTTCATGTTGCAGAACATGTCTAAGGGTATGCGCAGATAATCCTAGCCACCTCGGTACGATCGATTTTTTGATCTCGAAAGTCCGAGAGCCGCAAGGATAGCTAATTGACGTGGAGATAATTGACTCCAGTCAAGGTCAAATCCAAATGGACTACTTGCTTCTTTTCGTTGTTTTACATCAACGAGTTGAGTAAACTCCAACGTCTGAGGACCGCCACTTTGACTGTTAAAAGGCAATAATTGTCTAAAAACAGTCTTGGTGGTCTTATGGTGACTCAGAAACATGTATTTGGCCGCCATATGATCGAGTGTTTCGTCCTGGAGCGCCTGTAAAGATGCTCCAACAGACGTAACCCAATCGATCAACCACGTCCAAGGTATTGCTTTGTAAATATTTGACGGACTGACTCGCAGGCCGAAGATGTCAATCATCCTTCGGACCTGGTTCAACTTGTCCATAAAATGGTCAGTTGATTTGTCAAATTCCGGCAAATAGTAACGAAACTGACCGACCGCACGTGCACTAGTTGTAGTTTCCTCCCAGATTTCCCAGGAGGGCTTCATATAGTGACCAGTGTCATCGATCTGATAGAAATCGTCGAAAAAGGAGGTATAGCACGGATAACACCGTCCATAATCCCCCTTCGCGATAAGATTTCTCTCTTCGTTATTTACAAGGGTAGCCTGTCGGCGAATCCATTGACCGTTTTCGTCAGCTAATCGCTGAACACGGTCCGCGTAGTTAATGATACCAGACAACGTCTGGTTAATATCATTAATAAATGGAATCCAACCGAATTGTTCATTGAGAAATTGGCCGGCGATATTCTTAGGTGTCATAACCTTAGTAATACCGCTACCACCCATGAGGGTCCATATTTGATGGAAACCATGAGCGGTTTGATGTAGCATATGTGGAATATCTCTAATTTCCGCTATTGCTACAAACAAGCCAGCTTGCTCAATCTTAGGTTTGAGAGAATTCCAAACCCGGCTTCCCAATGATGTTATATCTGGTACTAGAACTTGACTAAACGCCATATCACCAAGATTACTCCCGGTGACTGACGCAAACCAAGGATCTGGGGCACAGAGCCCCCCAACATATCGTTGTCTACCATGATAGGGCCACCAATTGTGGTTATCAAAGTTAGAAACGAGGTTGAAGTGTCCAGAAATGCCAGTTTTTGGCATAGAGTTCTCGATTTTTACACTCTGAAAAGGACCGCCCGAAAGGTACGGTGGACGACCGTGATTTTCATCACGAGTCACCTCCATCGAACAAAACGGAAACCCGGGTGGCTGAACAGTGTCAGAAATTTTCTGCCACTTTGCAGTCATAGGGCCATCCTCTATATAAGAGGACCCTAGTTTTACCGAGGTGCCCTTCCAAGGAAGGGGTACGGATCTTTCTCGGAGCCGAGGCTCTTTAACATTCATTTCAATACCTCCAAAAGGTTTAAAGTAAAAGGAGATAAATCTCCTAATGCAACTGCATTACTTTGAGCCAGAGTGACTCATTTGAAGAGTACCATCGCTGATACTCAAGACAGGGCACAAAGCCC